CCATCAACGAAAAAGCCCACATCTGTGGGCTTTCATGTCACCAGGAGCCGCGGCTCCTTTGCGTATCCTTTTATGTCTCCTCACCGTCTGGTCGGTGTCCTGCTGAGAATTCTAACTTCCTGTTTTTATTGGTGTTGTCCTTACACCGTCCAATCATGATTGGTGGAGCTGGCGGGAGTTGAACCCAAACACCAAAATTACATAACGATATGAAAAACAAAAGATTTCATATCGTTTCTGTATATTTTTATGTATTTCAGGTGTAAGTCGGTGTCTATTCTGTGTCCTACCTTAGTACATATTTTGAAATATTTAAGTGGCTAGATGACTTTTGAGATTGCAGTCTTGCCATCATATTCTGATAAATATGAACCATAGTGTCTAAACAGCATTTCTGGTCCTTTGTGTCCCATTTGACCGGCAAGCCAGAATAAATTTGCCCCCTGGCTGATATGCTGTGTAGCGAATGTATGCCTGGTCTGATATGGATTGCGGTAACGAACTCCGGCTTTTTTAAGCGTCGGAATCCAGGCTTTCTTGCGAATCGCAGCTGAATTAGCCCACGGCTTGCGTGTTTTTGGATCACTGAATACAAAATCACTTCTCATCATCGTAAATGATTTCTGGGACTGCAATGCCATTATGGCTTCATTGTTTAATTCAACTTTTCTGGTCCCTGCTTTTGTTTTGGTTCCTTTTATTACACCAACGACAGAAGCGACCTGTACGTGAACGGTATGCCCAATAAAATCAATATCAGACCAACGCAATGCACATAATTCTGAGCTTCGAAGGCCTGTATTGAATGCGAAACAAAAAAGATTTCTCCATTCCTGATAGAGACAGGCGTTGTAGATAGCTGTTGCCTCTGCTGGCGTGAAGGGATCCACTTCATAATCATCAGCATTGGCTGTATGGTTAACCGCATGGTATCTACTTGCACTAACCAGTTTTACAGGATTTATCGTTATAAGTCCGTCAGTGACCGCTTCATCTACTGCGCTTCTTAAAAATGACAGATTGTTTCTTATGGTCTTAAGTTTTGTTGTTCTTCTTGAAATCCATTTTTTTAATATTGCTGGTGTCAGGTCAACGACATGTAGCTTATGTAGTTCCGATAATGCAGATACGCATTTTTCATATCCATTTATTGTTGAAGGTGATAACTTTCTGTTTTTGCAAATTTCCAGATATTCATCTAGGTAATCTCTCACACTTTTATTCTTCTTTACCATTCCAAATAATGCTAACTTCCTGGAGTTTGGAAAGTATTTTGAAAAATCGAATGAATCATCACAGATTTGGTTTTTTATTTCTCCGAGAAGTCGCTCTGCATACTTAATCCCCTTTGCGTTAGCTTCCAGCCTTGGTAAGGGTTCTCTGCAAAGAACCCCTTTATATGTGAAGGTTACAACTAATGTAGAGCAATTCTTGTATTGACGAATAGTTACTCCTCTTGGGAGAGGTAATGATCCTTGTTCTTTCTTGCCCATTTTGAAATCTCCATTAAGTCGACCCAACGTTCTTTAACTCCGTCGACTTTTAATACATGAACCCCTTTGAGGTGTACTGGCAATAGCGGACACTACCATTTGTTCTTTTTTTAAGCAGCCATCTGATGATATTTTTCCCTGAAGGCTGCCGGGGAGATATTCCCCAGACGAGAGTGACGACGCTGACGATTGTAGAAAATCTCAATGTATTCCCGTATTACTGAGATGGCTTCATCCCGGTTATTAAAACGATAGTGGCTCAGGCTCTCATTTTTCAGCGTTCCCCAGAAGCTTTCCATCGGAGCGTTGTCGTAACAGTTACCTTTACGCGACATTGATGTTTTCAGACCAAACTGCTCCTGTATGACCCGGTAATCGTATGCGCAGTACTGTGAACCTCGATCAGAGTGGTGGATTAGCCCGGCAGGTGGGCGCTGGCTCCTGAGCGCCATAAACAGGGCTTTACCTGTCAGCTCTTTTGTCATGCGCGCTCCCATGGCGTAGCCGACAATTTCGCACGTATAAACATCTTTGATGCCAGCGAGGTACAACCATCCCTCCTGTGTGGCAACATACGTCAGGTCCGCCACCCAGACCTGATTTGGTGCTGTAGGAGCGAACGTCTGGTTCAGCAGATTTGGCGCAACTGGCAGATTGTGGTTCGGGTTCGTAGTCGCTCTGAACTTGCGTTTCTGCTTACAGCGTAGCCTTAGCTCCTTACGAAGACGTGCCAGTCGGTCACGACCAACGATGATGCCATTCTCTGCCAGCTCCGTCTGGAGCCGCCGGGTTCCATATGTTTCGCGAGTGCGGATATGTGCCACCTTAATCTCCAGTTTTAGCCGCTCATCACTTTGTTTTCTGTCTGAGGGTTCATGCTGTACCCGGTTGTAATAACCGCTCCTGGATACACCAAATACCTGACACATCGCTTCAATGGGAAATTGTTGTCGCCATTGTTCGATTAACGCGTATTTTTCAGCGACTCCTGTGCAAAATACGCTGTTGCTTTTTTTAATATATCTCGCTCAAGGCGAGCTTCATTTAACGCCTTACGCAGTTGCAGAATTTCAGATTCCAGTTCAGCCACCGTGCGGGAACCAGGAGTACCGAGCCCTTTTCTGGCGGCGGTAACCCATTGTCCTAAAGTGCCTTCAGGAAGGGATAATCGGTAAGCGCCTTCACTGATCGAAAGTTGATTTTCAAGAACCGTTCTGACAGCTTCGGCTTTGAACTCTTTAGAGTAACGTTGGTTTTTTCTGCTCATTATTAGCTCCTTCTGATGCCATTCTATTTCAGGAAGGAGTGTCCGTTAAACTCAGGCTACCTCAACGAAGTTGGCGTTCAGTTTGGCAGCGCGGCTGAAATGGCTATTTTGCAGGAAATTATCAACGCCAGGTACGAAAGTATCTTGCCCACCATTCTGATCAGTAACCTCTCACCGGAAGAGTTGTGGGCGTTCATCAGTCCCCGAATTGCCGACAGGATCACAGACGGGGGACGCAACTGGTTGTCGTTTAACTGGCCCAGTTACCGTTCTCGTATCAGAGGTGTGGCTGCATGACAACTCCAGTATGGCGTAACGATGACCTTGAAGGCGCTGTCATCGGCGCGTTCTTTCTGCGCGGAGCAGATCCTGAAGTGATGGATATTCTGACCACACTACCGGCGGACGTTTTTTCTGTACGACCGTACCGGGATATCTACACAGGCATCTGCAGACAGGCCCGTGTGTCCGGCGTGATTGATCCTGTGCTGTTGTGCAATGAGATGCCAGAACTTGCCCCGGTGATTACTGATACCGGGCGTAAAACCTGGGTGAAGTCATCTCTGGAACACTATGTTGCAGCACTGCGACGCAATGCCGCACTGCGTGATGCAGAAAAAACACTGAACGAGGCATTACAGAAATTACGCGATGCGCATACCTGTGAAGCAGCTGAAGATGCTCTTAAGGATGCACAGAACATGATGGCCTCATTGTCGACGGAAAAGGGCGTTATTCAGTCGGTACATATTGATGATGTGCTTCCGGAGGTGGTTGAGCGTGTTGAATGCCGGAGTCAGGGACTGGAGAAATCCAGGACGTTGATGACCGGTATTGATGAACTGGACGCAAAAACAGGCGGCATGGAGCCCGGCGACCTGGTATTTATTGCGGCTCGTCCTTCGATGGGGAAAACCGAACTTGCGCTGGACATCATCGACAAGGTGACTGAGCAGGGGCATGGTGTGCTTCTGTTCACCATGGAGATGGCGAACATCCAGATTGGTGAACGTATGGTGTCTGCGGCTGGAGGGATGCCAGTATCACGCCTGAAATCTGTGGCTCACTTTGAAGATGAAGACTGGGCGCGTTTCTCACAAGGGGTGGGGCGGATGACCGGGCGCAATATCTGGATGGTGGACCAGGCGAACCTGACCATTGATGAGATATGCGCAACAACGAAACACCATCTGATTAAACATCCGGAAACGGCGCTGGTGGTGGTTGATTATCTCGGGCTGATAAAAACCCGAACCACGGGGCGTCATGACCTTGCCGTGGGTGAAATCTCAAAGGGGCTTAAAGGCCTGGCAAAATCCGGTGGTTTTCCGTTGATTGCGCTGAGCCAGCTCTCCCGCGGTGTGGAGTCCAGACCCAATAAACGTCCCATGAACTCAGACCTGAAAAATTCCGGAGAAATAGAGGCGGATGCAGACATCATTCTGATGCTTTACAGGGATGAAGTGTACAACCCGGATACACAGGCCTAGCAGAAATTAATATCACGAAACAACGTAACGGTTCTCTGGGGACGATTTACCGGCGTTTTTATAACGGACATTTTCTGCCTGTGGACCAGGAAAGCGCACAGGTTCTTTCCACCCCAATGCGGCAGCCCCAGCCGCGCAGATACAGCAATACACGTACCGACAGCAGTAAGATGGAGCGTTTCTTTTGAACAACCAGACAATGACTTTTACCCCTGAACAATTGCGTAAACACGCGCAGGAAATGTTGCGACAGGCGGAACAACTGGAAAAAACAGGTGTAACAAAAGATGCCATTCGTCGGGATATGGTGCCAGCGCTCAGGGAACTGATGCAGGCGAAACATCGCGCACAAAAAGCGGTGGATGAGCTCGTTGATTGTGTGGCAGAGCTGGAAACCAAAGTTGGAAAGTTTGAAAAAATGGTGCAGGAGGTGCTGCGCTGATGCGCCATGAGTTTATTTTACCTTATCCGCCGACGGTGAATACTTACTGGCGACGTCGTGGCTGCACATATTTTGTATCAAAAGTTGGTGAGCGTTATCGCCGTGATGTGACGCTAATTGTTCGCCAGCAGCGGCTGAAATTAAACCTGTCCGGAAGGCTGGCGATAAAGATTATTGCAGAGCCACCGGATAAGCGCCGTCGTGACCTGGACAATATCCTGAAAGCACCACTGGATGCGCTGACGCATGCCGGACTACTCATAGACGACGAGCAGTTTGATGAAATCAATATTGTGCGCGGTCAGCTCGTTCCTGGTGGGCGACTGGGCGTGAAGATTTACGAAATCACAGGTGATAACGATGGCGCGTGATATTCAGCAGGTTATGGAACGGTGGGGGCTTGGGCTGCAAACACTCATGAAGATGTATCCTGGGCGTCGATCGCTGCTGGTTTTAAAGGGTTAATTCCGTCGAAAGTGAAATCACGCCCTCAGTGTTCTGATGATGATGCAATGATAATTTGTGGCTGTATGGCCCGGTTGAACAAGAAAAATCAGGATTTGCACGATTTGCTGGTGGATTATTACGTAGGTGGAATGACTTTTATGAGTCTGGCACGGAAACATGGGTGTTCGGATACCTGTATTGGCAAGCGCCTGCAGAAAGCGGAAGGGGTTATTGATGGCATGTTGATGATGCTTGATATCAGGCTGGAGATGGACAGATACGTAGAACGAATTATGTAGGTGCTTGACCAGACACATTGTCCGGGGCTATATTCCTCACGCGCCAGCAAAATCTGGCGTCGGGATTGGAACCCCGGATAGAGACCGCGACAGACACACGCCGCGAGCGTGTTTTTTATTGTCGTATGCACGCGCACATCTGAATTATGGTGGGGCGCATGGGGGAGCTGAAAAGCTCGCCGGTCGGTTTCCCGGTAGTTCCAACCCTGTGCGTCTCACCACCCGATGATTGGAACCTGACGGTGTTGACAGTTTCAGGTTTGCAGTTTACATTTCCCCGCGGTGCTCAAAACACCTCGAAAGCGGTATCCACACCCGATAGCCATGTGGTTTTTTTGTGTCCAGAATTCTTGGTTTATGACCGGGTGTGCGGCTAATACAATACCAGCAATGGAAATACGCCCGCCGACTTTCGACGGTTTTGAGCGCCCGGTCACCCTCTCAAAAGGGGTAAATCAAAATATTCGAAAGGACATGTCTATGAATCGCACGTCTATTGAAAAACTCCCGTCACTTACGCATAACCATCTTCCTGTCATGACAACAGAGCTGCTGGCTGATTTGTACGGAACAGAGCGCCAGCGTTTGACAAACAACTTCAATCGAAACAAAGAACGGTTTATAGAAGGTAAACATTTTTTCCTGATAGAAGGTGATGCGTTACGAGAGTTGAAGAACGAAAACTCTTTAAGAGTTTCTGTGAAAATTGCCCGTAACGTTCGCTCCCTCATCCTCTGGACAGAACGTGGCGCAGCCCGTCACGCCAAAATGCTCGAAACCGATCAGGCGTGGGAAGTGTTCGAAAAACTGGAAGACTGTTATTTCAACCAGAAACAGCCACCAGCGGCACAAAACACATCTATCGAAAATGATGGATGCGCATTACTGAGCCACTTCGATAAACACGGTCAGGTTGAGTTCACGGAAAAGGTACCCGCCGATGCGATGGTATGTACTCTGGAACGGTTTAAATTTTATCTGGAGCAACACGGGTGGATCGTTGCCCGTAAAGAGCAACTGGTGGAGCGGTTGATGCGGTTTTAAAAATTTTTTCCGAAAACTTTACGATCGTAAAAAGTTGAATATCCTGTTAAGAGTGGTTACTACGCCACACAGAAACGGCACAGGACGTTAAACGTGCTGGTGGTCAGATGAGTTTGCAGATGTGATGACATATGGTTATTATTCTGCCTCCGGCCCTTTAGCTCAGTTGGTCAGAGCGAGCGACTCATAATCGCCAGGTCGCTGGTTCAAGTCCAGCAAGGGCCACCAACCACCACTAGCTCATCCGGATAGAGCATCAACCTTCTAAGTTGACGGTGCGAGGTTCGAGTCCTCGGTGGTGGGCCAGCGCCGACTTAGCTCAGCAGGCAGAGCAACTGACTTGTAATCAGTAGGTCACCAGTTCGATTCCGGTAGTCGGCACCATATGCGGGCATCGTATAATGGCTATTACCTCAGCCTTCCAAGCTGATGATGCGGGTTCGATTCCCGCTGCCCGCTCCAGCGAGATTTGAGACGAAGGTTGTTATTTGCACTGACACAATATTGTGTGGGAATGTCTGACTCCTTACCATCTCCTGTTCTGTGATGTTGTTTTGTTGCAGTTCCAGTGCTCTTTTTTCAGCACCAGAATGGTGCATTGTCGGTCAGGTTACGTAGTGAACCTCTGGCAGGGGACTGATAATGCATCATTCTGGTGTTGTAAATATCTCTTCGGACAACTTACAAAATATTCTAAGCAAACCCCGGGAACACACTCTTAACTGCCTTGGCTGGCGGTTTTTTGTACAGTGCTCGGTATGTGTGAGCTGGAAATCAGATTTTGCATGGACTGGAATCATGCTGTTATTTAGGGGCGAAGAACTGGCTTTTTCTTCCGCCTTCTCACCAGTAATGATTAGAAAAATAATGAAATGCCCCTCCGGGGAGGAGGACCGTAGAAAAAAGGACCCGCCAGCAAAAACATTGGGGATGAACAGCTTTCGCTACTCAGATTGCTGGCGGGTAAAGTTCCTCATGAATTAAGAATGCTACGTGATCTTTTTTAATGGAAATGAAAATTATTGTCAATTAGACGTGCGTGTTTTTTCATACAATATTGGTAAAGGTGATTCAGGCCATCAGAGTTTTGCTGATGGCCTTTTTTCTTTCCGATAGCACAGGTCTGTCGGGGGCGGGATATGTATCAGATGGAAAAAATATCAACAGGCATTGCCTACGGCACCTCCGCCGGCAGTGCCGGCTACTGGTTTTTGCAGTGGTTGGATCAGGTCAGTCCGTCACAGTGGGCTGCGATTGGTGTGCTGGGAAGTCTGCTTCTGGGGCTTCTGACTTATCTGACGAATCTGTATTTCAAAATAAGAGAAGATAAGCGTAAGGCTGCGAGAGGTGAATAATGTCGCCATCATTACGCAAGGCTGTTGCAGTTGCTATTGGTGGCGGGGCTGTTGCTATAGCATCTGTGTTAATCACTGGCCCAGGTGGTAACGATGGCCTGGAAGGTGTCAGCTACATACCATACAAAGATATCATTGGTGTATGGACTGTATGTCACGGACACACCGGAAAAGACATCATGCCTGGTAAAACGTATACCGAAGCAGAATGCAAAGCTCTCCTGAATAAAGACCTTGCCACTGTCGCCAGACAAATTAACCCGTACATCAAAGTCGATATACCGGAAACAACGCGCGGCGCTCTTTACTCGTTCGTTTACAACGTGGGCGCTGGCAATTTCAGAACATCGACGCTTCTTCGCAAAATAAACCAGGGCGATATCAAAGGCGCATGTGACCAGCTACGTCGCTGGACATATGCTGGCGGTAAGCAATGGAAAGGGCTGATGACCCGTCGTGAGATTGAGCGTGAAGTCTGTTTGTGGGGGCAGCAATGAGCAGAGTCACCGCGATTATCTCCGCTCTGGTTATCTGCATCATCGCCTGCCTGTCATTGGCTGCTAATCATTACCGTGATAACGCCATTACCTACAAAGAGCAGCGCGATAATGTGAAGGAAAAACTCAACCAGGCGACCGCAATCATTACTGACATGCAGATACGCCAGCGTGATGTTGCTGCACTCGATGCAAAATACCTGAAGGAGTTAGCTGATGCGAAAGCTGAAAATGATGCTCTACGTGATGATGTTGCCGCTGGTCGTCGTCGGTTGCACATCAAAGCAGTCTGTCAGTCAGTGCGTGAAGCCACCACCGCCTCCGGCGTGGATAATGCAACCAGCCCCCGACTGGCAGACACCGCTGAACGGGATTATTTCACCCTCAGAGAGCGGCTGATGACGATGCAGATGCAACTGGAAGGGGCACAGGAGTATATCCGCACTCAGTGCATTAAGTAGCCTTTTTATCGTGGTAAACATTTCGCAGGGTATGAGGTATTTATGCCATCACTAATCCCACGTGCCTGCCGTAAGCGTGGATGTGCAGGTACAACCACAGACAGTTCGGGTTACTGCGATAAACATCGCGGTGAAGGCTGGGTGCAGCACCAGCGCGGACTGAGCCGCCACCAGCGTGGCTATGGCTCAAAATGGACGGTGATTCGTGCCCGTATTCTGAAGCGCGATAAAGGTCTGTGTCAGTTGTGTCTGCGTGTCGGTGTGGTGAGCGAGGCGAAAACCGTCGACCACATCATCCCGAAAGCGCATGGCGGAACAGACGCAGACAGCAACCTGCAGAGTCTGTGCTGGCCCTGCCATAAAGCGAAAACAGCGCGCGAACGAATCAGGTGATAATTATTCTCACTTGTAGGGAGGGGCGGGGCAAATCCCTGTGACCTGACGTCTTCCGGACTGCCCGCCCCGTCAAATTTTTACACCCGCGAAATTAAAAATTTCAGGATTTGACATGTCAGGAAAATCTGTTGCACCCGGAAGGGGAAGAAAGCCGAAGCCGACTACCCGTAAGGAGCTGGCAGGCTGAGGTAGCCTGAGTTTAACGGACACTCCTTCCTGAAATAGAATGGCATCAGAAGGAGCTAATAATGAGCAGAAAAAACCAACGTTACTCTAAAGAGTTCAAAGCCGAAGCTGTCAGAACGGTTCTTGAAAATCAACTTTCGATCAGTGAAGGCGCTTACCGATTATCCCTTCCTGAAGGCACTTTAGGACAATGGGTTACCGCCGCCAGAAAAGGGCTCGGTACTCCTGGTTCCCGCACGGTGGCTGAACTGGAATCTGAAATTCTGCAACTGCGTAAGGCGTTAAATGAAGCTCGCCTTGAGCGAGATATATTAAAAAAAGCAACAGCGTATTTTGCACAGGAGTCGCTGAAAAATACGCGTTAA